CTGTGATAGTTCTGGAGGGTTACCACCCGCCGAGATGAACTGAGAATAGAGACCTTTGACGGCCATCTTAGCTTGGTCAATCGAACCGTTCTCAACAATAGAGTTGAAACCATCTAGGTCGCTTTCGCTAAGGTTCTCAGAAGCCCAATCAGACATAGCGGAGTAGTTAGCGTTGCCTCCTACTTCGTTCTGAACTTCCAGAGCCTCAGAGGTCGCAATGGACTCCTGACCACGGATGTAGGCTTCCACCATATCACGGGAGATGCCTGCCTTCTCAAGTTCAATAAAGGACTTGTCAGACAGTTCACCCTTCTCGGAGAACTCTTCAGAAGCACCAGATATAACCTCTACTGTCTTAGAGCTAGGAGCGGCTTCTTCTGGCTTGTCCTCTGCTTTCTCTGCCTTGGTGGATTGTTTCTTCTGAAGCTCATTGTAAGCCTTAGCTAGGTCTTCAGGTGATTGGAACTTTTCATCGAGCCACTCAGGACGCTCCTCTGTAGTTTCTTTCACAGGGTTTTCGTCGGTGTCACTTTCGATGGTTTGGTTGCGTTGGTTGGCAGCTTCTTCTTGCATAGCCGCCTGTTGTTCAAGCGAGACGTTTTCTTCCTCGCTGGTTTCGTTTACTTGAGTTGATTGATAGTTAGCCATTATACCTCGCTTGGTTGTTGCTGTTGAGCGGCGGCAGCTTGGTCAGACATAGCTTTGATACCTGCTGGTCCTAGCTTCTCCGCCATTTGTTGTTGTTGGGCTTGTTGCATCTCTGCACCCATTTCTTCAGACGACTTAACCAGTCCCTCAGTTTTAATACCGAGAGCGATTGCTCGACGTTTGAAATACTCTGCCACCTGTACGTGACCTGCTACAGCTTCGGGACCAACAACCTGAGCAGCTCCAGCAAGGAACAGGTCAAGTTTCTGTAGGTCGTTACCACGTCCGAGAGCCTCAACACCTGTGATGATGATTGGCTTAACGACATCCTTGGGTAACTTAGGAAGCTTGTTCTTCTTGTTCATCACGTCCATCAGACGATTGACCAGAGGAAGCTGTAGTTCCATTGAAAGTAGTGAATAGAGACCACCGAGTGCTGACTCTAGTTCCTGTCCAAGCATACGGATTTCCTCAGCGGTAACACGCTCAGCGTTACGAACAGCACCACTGGTAAGCAGGAAGGAATGACCGAGGCGTTCCTCAATCTTAGCAACACTCTCCTGAACAACTCGGAAGTCGTTGAACTTCTCTAGCTGAAGTACAGAGATGTCCTGAGCGTTACCTTGGACAATAGCACCATTAGGACTCTCAGCGAGTGTACGAGCACGAGTAGTGCCATTAGGGTTCACTAGGAACAGAACCTTAGCAGCAGCAGCCGACCCTTCGACAAGGGATTGAGAGAGAGACTCAAGGGACTGTAGGTCACCAAGGTACTCTTCTACGTATCCACGTCCATAGTCCTCACCGTCAATACGGGAGAAGCGGAGGGGGATGTAGGGGTTCTTATCAAGACCAAAGAAGCCTTCAGACTTAGGGATAACGTTGCCGTTGATTTCCTGCCAGACCTTCCAGCCTTTCTCTTTACGACAGACAGCGGTGTAGAGGTTTACTTCGTCATCTACTCCACCTTCGTTAGCACCAGCTACTTCTTTCATTTCCTCAGAGAGGCTCATGTAGCTAAGAGTTTCCTTGGTGCAGATATAAAGAATGTTGCCCATTGGGTCACGCTCTACACAGTAGCGGTCGAGGTGGAACACACGGGCTCCTCCATCTTCGGGTACATACAGCAAAGCGTTACCTGTGATTACAAGGTGCTTTACGGCTTCGTGAATGGCTGTGCGATACGAACCACGGCTGACCTCCTCCATAAAGGTTTCCTCTACTTGTTGTAGGGAGGTCTCAATCTCTGTGATGAGTTCTTCGGGTGCTCCTTCTGAGCGTAGCCCGTGTTCATCTATCTGTAGGCGAAAGAACGGGGCATTGGGTGGTAGGAGTGCTAACAGTAATTTAGATGCGAGGTTATTTACTCCGCGAGCCCCAATGCCCTGAAATGGTGTCTCCAGACGGCTGTGGGCTCCAAAGCCCTCGTCTGGCATAACGTATGGTATAGTCAGTTTAGAAGCCGAACGAGCGCGGTCTAGATATTGATACCGCTTCCCCTCAAGGGAGGTGTATAAGGCTTCTGCTGTCTTGTTCATAAATAGGTTGTTTAAATGTTATCTTCGAGAGTGTCTGGCATAGGGTAGCTGTCAACAACAGAGAGTTCTTCAAGGTCATCCAAGTCGTACTCGGAGACATCCAATGCCCACATACCATCAGCCGTAGGGACTGGCTTAGTCACCCAGCGTGTCCCTTTGCCTTCAGTCCAGTAGGCGAAGTTGTTGTACTTGCCTTCTTCGTCAGCTCGGTCGATAGCGTCTTGTTCAGTTGAGAATAGTAGATACATTAGTAAATGTCGTATTGATTGTTAATGTTAGCTTCGATGCCTTCACGGTTGGCTGTCTGGTCGGAGGCGTAAAGAATTACTTCCTTCATTGCGCCCCTGTAAAAGGACGCAGGAGTAAAGGTATATTGGCACCCTAAGCGGAGCTTGCGTCTTGTTGCGTTACCATTGTAAGGAGTAATCATACTAGTATTTTCTGTCCCCAGAACGCCGTTTACCGCTGCTTGTGCATTAGTCCCGTTAAGAGTAGCGGAATATACTACGGGGCTGGTGCTTGTAATATTTCCCCGTGCTTGTGTCCTAGTTCCGCTTCCTTTGGCTTGTGTGGTAAAGTCCAATCTGTCGAAATACCCATTAACCCACAAAGCCCAGCCACCATAATTTCCCGTAGAATTTACGATGCTACCTGCTGAAATTGCAAATTCATTTGCGCTTGCAGTTACAGGCTCTAAAACGCTGAACAGCGAAAGCTCTGGTAAATTGGCGAGGTTATGGTTGTTAGTCTCTAGGAAGGTGCTGACTCCATTCAAGAAGTCTACTTGACCGAGGAATACACCACCAGAAACAATCTTAGGCTGATTTCCAGCTACACTCTGCGTAGCATCATTGCCGTTACCTGACTGGTCATACCAAGTCTCCACAAAGCCGTCCACTTGGTCGTACCCTGTGTCTACTCCAGATGGTAGGTCAATGCCGTAGGTCTCTCCGATGTTGGCTTCAAAGGCTGTACGGTTGGCTGACTGGTCGGAGTTGTAGATGATGATTTCTTGGATAGTGCCGTCAAAATATTTAGAAGTTTGTTCAGACCCTCCGAGTCTATCGAATTTATTACTAGAAGATAAGTCGGCAATTGGATTGCTAGAAGAGGCAACTCCGTTTTGAAATGCAGTTATATTAGAATTATCCGAGGTAACTGATAATAATTTTTCAAGGGTATTACTGGTAAAGGTAAACAAGCCCGAAGAATTGTTAGAACCAGCTGATTTATCCAATAAACCATTAGCGAAGAAGCCGAAACCTTTTCCAGATGTATTGTCGGCTAAAAATTGAGGGTAGTTGCTACCGCCACCGCTGGACGTAGTGCTTGTTCTAGCAACACCAAATAAAGAGTGAGACGAACTGGTATTGATTTCACCTGTAAGATTTAATCTATCCCCATCAAACTCCAAACCACCAGAAACCAGAGACCCACCAGAAACAATCTTAGGCTGACTTGCGTCTACCGCCTGAGTTGCGTGCTTAGTATTCCCTGATTGGTCATACCATTTGGAGACGAAGCCAGACTGACCAATGACCTTAATTGAGTTAACCGTAAGGGTTGCACCACTTGTTGCTTCAACGCCTGTAAACGCAAAATACCCAGCAGAACCCGTTAAATTAAAAGTATAATCAGCAGTTCCATTTGTTAATGCAGCTGTTGCTACATTTGTATTAGTTCCAGATGTGCGCATCTTTGCGTTGAAACCATAATTAAAACCACTCACAGTTATGTTAGCTACTACTTGGTCGCCAGAGGAGGCAATAACGTGATGTGGCTTAGATGTTTGCCTAACAAAAGAACCCCCAGATGTTGTCGTAATTGAAAAAGTGCTTGTAGTTGATGTGCTTGATTGAGAAGAAATTACTCCATCACCAGCCGACACATCCCAAGTTGGCTGCACATTCCACCCTACCTGCTCCTCAGTAACCCAATCCTCAAGCGTCCCATCAGCAACCTCAGCCGCAGTAAAGGATTCCTCTGCGTTGTCACTAGAGCGTCTTACATCCACCACATTGCCCGTATATGTCGAGCTAAGGTTACGTAGGCTGTAGGCAGCCGCAGCAGGAATCAATGCACCTGTGCGCTCACCATCTACCAGCTCACGAACGTCCAGTGGTGGGACTATTTGGGCATTCACCCAAGCTTCAATATCTTTTACTTTCTTTGCTAGAAAGTCTTTCTCCGAGTTGTCACTCTTACGACGCACTCGGACTACCTTGTTGTTACCTGCTTTATCGTTGAGGTCACGAAGGCTATAAGCAGCGGAAGCCCCGCCTACTACTTTGGTAAGTAGCGGACGAGACTCCCCTTTACGGTCTGAGGTAACTACCTGTGCCGTGCGGTCTACTGTAATGTCTTGGGAAACGCCGTCTGTCACTCTGGACATTGTGCGTATCCCTGCAAAACGACTACGGTCAGGGATGGTAATTGTTTTGGTGCTTCCATCACCATTAGTAACCGTAATCGTTTTTGAGGGCATAATTTAGTAGCTGATATTTGCACCCGAACCAGATGAACCAGTGTTCACGGTCGAGCGACGTACTGTTAATGCAGACGTACCACTTTTCTTGGATGTCTGACGTTTCTTTAGAGACTTGTTTTCCACCTTCTTAGCCGTCTTCGTTGGAGGAGGAGGCGGAGCTGGTGGTGGTACTGGGTCTGGGATTTTGGGAGCTGAGGTACACATAATTAACTCTTGTTTAGGATATTTTCGTTCTGTAGTTTATGTTGATTTTTAATATAACGAATGACAGAACGTTGACCGTAATAGAACATCAAAGCGTTCTGTCCTGTCGTCGTATCAAAGTCATCCCTTAATGGGAACACTTCCTCTAACTTATTGATAAGATGGGAGGAAATTTGAGGTAAATCGTTTTCGACCTTCATATTAGTCCCTCTCCTTTCGTCGTTCTAGCATACCAAGAGCAATAGCTGAGTATCCAATCAGGTCTTTGAAGATGTCTGCTATGGTGTCCCCCTTAGTTTCTAGGGAAAGACCTGCATTACAGAAGGACTTGAGACGTTGCATCTTGTCTCCCATGCGAACCGACAGTCCTACGAGTGGGTCTACACCAAACTCATTAGCCTCATCAAAGTTAGCAAAAGGATTAGGAGTATCAGCACCACCAGTATAGTCATCATTCTTCTTACGAGTAAGAGAAGCGATGTCTTGGAAGGTATCCGCTTGGAAGGTGAACCACCACTCCTTGTCGTGATGACGAGCAGTCTTTAGGTCTTCCTTGGATTGGTATAGGATTGTCATACCCAACCATTCAGCCACAGCGTGTTCAGCCTTAGCTCCTTTACTGTACTGCCAGCCGTTCAGCATATAAATGTGGGTTGCACAGGCTACGATGTGTTTTAGGTCGTTCTGAGCGAGCTCACGGTCAGTGATTTCGTTCAACTCAATACCCATAGAAAAGGCGTGTTTCCGACTTAACTCAGCAGGGTTGATAACCTCATAGCCCTTCTCCTTGAAGTGGTGAGCCTTCTCATCAAAGGCATCAAAGTTAAAGTCCTTGAGACCTGTCATTGGTCCCGCGATGTAGATGACTTGGTCTCCCAAGTTTATATTTGGTTGTTCTGTTTTGTGGGTGTCCATAATTTTACTTCGTTGTTTGTGTAATCTTTGTTTCGTAGGATGTAGGCGAGGCGTGCGTTGAGCAGTGCATCTTCTTCTGTTTGGTCTTTGCTTTCGTAGCTTTTAACTACGCCGTCCCAGTCCCAGCCGTGCTTATCAAGGAGCTTAATAGCTGTCTTAGGACCAACTCCTTTGAGCCCTGCGAATCCATCTACTGCATCCCCCACAAGGGTCTGTGTCAAATGATTTCGGTCAGCTTCTTCTTCGGTCAATACAACCAACTCGTCACGGAGGAAGTTATACCAAGTTATTGGGAGTGTGGCGAAGTCCTTGTCACCAGAGACAGCAATGGTTGTGTCTGGGTCTTTGGTGCATAGAATGCCAATCAAGTCATCAGCCTCAATGCCTTCTTCTAAAAGCGAAGGGTGGCGTTCACGTGTCTGCTCAATAATCCCAGAGAGGGCTAAAGGCTTACGCTTACCGCTACGGTTTGCTTTGTATGCAGGGAACAATTCATATCTGAAGTTACGCCTCGGACTGAACACGAGCTGGTAGGCATCCGTCTTAAACTTCTTACACAGGGATGTGATGAAGTCATCGAAGTAAGCCAACGCTGAGTTCACATCCGTGTGGAGTGTCCAGACATTGTCGTCCCATTTAGTTTCCACCTCGTTACTGAAGGCGGCACGGTAGGCGAGCATATCGCCATCTAGGTATAGTGTTTTCATGTTAGTGTGTTTCTGACCAGTTTTTACCTACCTTGAACTCACCGTCCAAAGGGCAATGGAAGCCAAGGACTTTACCAGCCTTAGCAAGAGCGTTGACAAAGCAACGACCGAGAGCATCTGCGTGCTCAGGAGCGCAACTGAATTGAACTTCATCGTGGATATTCCCGTGGAGTTCGTAGGGTTGCCTAGCGGAAGCCACAAACTCAACAAGAGCTTGCTTCATTACTACCGCACCAGCAGATTGAAGGAGAAGGTTCACAGCAGAGTGAGGGCTACGGCAAGGTAGCTCACGTCCGTCCAGACCTCGCAGGACACCTGTGGCTTCCACACGTGACTTGACTGCGTCGTAGAGCTTCTTGATGGATGGTGTCTGCTTCATAAAGGCGGCTTTAAGAGCTTTACCTTGTTTAGAAGACCCACCAACAATAGAACCAATCTTAGCATCCCCTGCACCATACAGGAAAGCGTAGATGAATGTCTTTGCGTCATCACGGGTAGGTAACCCAGCAGCCTTCTGATTAGCTGTGTGGATGTCACCCTCAAGGATAGTTCTGCCATACTCCGTGTCTCCAAACATAGCGAGGTAGTGAGCAAGGCAGCGTAGTTCCAGACCAGAAGCATCAGCACCAACAAGCACCTTGCCTTCTGGAGCAGTCCAACAAGAGCGACACTCAGTGCCATAAGGAGCACGTCCAGCAGGAGTCTGTGCAACGTTCGGAGTTGAGTGTGTACAGCGTCCGCTGACAGCACCGTTGGTGTTTACCCGTCCATAGATACGACCATTCTTCTCTAGCTTGAGCCACGCTTGTTTACCCTCAGCCACTTGACCGAGACGCTTGGATACAAGGAGGTACTCAAGAAGCTTCAGAGCTGATGGAGTGCCAATGCTTTTCAGTACAGGCTCATCAATCTTAGGACGCTTACCTTCAAAGGCGGCAGGCTTCCATCCTTGTGCCATCAGGCGTTCACAGATTTGGTCACGGCTGTTTGGGTTGAATGGAATCTCCTTGGTACGATTTGGTCCCTTGATAATTTCCTTAGCCTTCCAACCAGCAGTAACCAGCTCCTTCTTAGTCTTTGCTTGGTCACCGTTGGGAGCTATCCACCAGTGACTTTTCATCTCAACTATAGAAGGACCAAAGACCTCGGAAACCTCCTCAGCAATCTGAGCGCGGCGAACCATAAGGTCAGAGGTGAGCTTCTCAGCTACCGCTAGGTCAAACGGGAAGCCATTGCTTTCTTGTTGTCTGATGATAGTGGCAAAGCGATGCTCAAGGTTAAGCATACGTGCATCAGGATTCTTAGCCATCAGATAATCATAGATACGAGCAGTCACAACGGTATCCTGTTTGCAGTATTCAGCCATTGCGGGTGTGAAGGTTGACCAGTCCTCTGTCTCACCGTGGTTGTCTTTGAGTACACCAATACGATGTCCCCAAGCTTTAAGGCTGTGGGAACCAATCAGTGTTTTCTCAAAGCCTTCACGTAGGAGGTCTTGGTTGCGAACGTCTGGACTGATACAACGTGACATTACAGCAGTGTCCCACACGGTAGGATGCTGGAAGCCATACAGCTTGCGTAGGGCAGGGTAGTCAAAGCCAATGGAGTTATGACCCACAATGGCGTCAAAGGAAGCTAGAGCTTTGAGCCCATCCTGAAGAGTATCTCCAGAGTAAACCTTAGCTACGCCTTCGCTGTAGATAGCAAGACAATGTACCACCTCAAGGTCGGACAGGTTAGTCCAATCGGTGATGCCATTAGTCTCAATATCAAAGAATGCTATTTTGTTC